CAATGAACGTGTCTCGACCGAAGATCGGTCGGTTCTTGTCACTGTGGATGAATGGATGGCAGCCGAAGTATCGCCCGATGATCTGCCCGCGCGTGAAGGCCCGTGCATTCTCGGCGTTGATCTTGGCGGCTCACGGTCAATGTCGGCCGCGGCGTTCTATTGGCCAGAAACCGGGCGGCTTGAAGCCCTTGGAACATTCCCGGCAACGCCTTCTTTGGCAGATCGTGGCGCGTCTGACGGCGTGTCGGATCGGTATGTCCAGATGCAGGAACGCGGCGAGCTGTCGGTTATGGGCGAAGCGACGGTTCCGCCTGGTCAATGGTTGGCGCAAATCGTGCGGCACCTGGACGGGGCCGAGGTGTCCTGTGTTGTGGGTGACCGTTTCCGCCATGCCGAGTTTTCCGAAGCGATGCAGGCGGCAGGGCTGGCCCGCGTTCCGTTCATATGGCGCGGCTTTGGATGGTTACAAGGAAGCGAAGATATTGAACGCTTCCGGCGCGCGCTGTTTGACGGGGAGGTGCAGGTGGTGCCGTCGCTGCTGCTGCGGTTCGCTTTCTCGGATGCGATCACACTGGTTGACCCCGCCGGTAATCACAAGCTGGCCAAGGCCCGGTCATTGGGCCGGATCGACGCGGCGGCGGCGGCGGTTCTGGCCGTGGCCCAAGGCGCGCGCATGAAGGCCGCACCATCCAAAAAAGCGAGGGCGCTATGGGCGTGAGTCGCAAAGAACATGCGCGTCATTCCAAGCGCGTCACCAGCACCCGGCAATGGCAGATGTTGCGGCAGATCATCCTTGAGCGTGATGGATATACATGCGCCTGCGGTTGCGGGCGGCGGCATCGCCTTGAGATTGACCATATCAAGCCCGTGCGAACTCACCCTGAATTGGCCTTTAGCGCGGCGAATTTGCAGGCTTTGGCCCCGCACTGTCACACGAAGAAAACCCGCATCGAATGCGGGCACAAAGAGAAATCACCCGAGCGCAAAGCTTGGGCCGATGCCGTTGCCGATCTGGCAGCGGAAACCACCCAAGCAAATGGAGAATTCGATGCTTGATTCTACGAAGATCGTCCGGCGTCAGTCGGAAATCCGCCAAGACCTTGCGGGCCTTGTGGGCAAGGAAACCCCGTCCGATGATGAAACGCGCAACATGGCCGCGCTTGATCTGGAATACCGGAACAACGAAACCCGGTATCGTGCGGCGCTGATTGCCGAAGATACCGAGCGCCGCGACGCCGGGGCCGAGCTGGAAACCCGTTCCGGCACCGAATGGGCGGCGATGATGGCGGCTTTTGAGCTTCGCCAGGTCGCGCTTTATCTGGACGAGGGCCGCGCCCTAGACGGCAAAACCGCCGAGATCGTGGCCGAGCTGCGCGGCGCAGGTGGGTTCCGGGGCATTCCCGTGCCATGGCAGGCGCTGGAAATGCGCGCCGGGGAGACCATCGCGGCGGGCACGCCGGCACCTGTCGAAACCAAACCGCTCCTCGACCGACTGTTTCCCGACAGTGTGGCAAGCCGGATGGGCGCGCAAATGATCAGCATTGCGCAAGGGTCTGTGGCTTGGCCCGTGACCACGAGCGCCGTTTCGGCTGGATGGGCAACGACGGAAACGGGCAACGTGGCAGGCCCGACCCCCTACGTCACCACTGACCGGGCAATGACCCCCGATCACAACCTTGGCGTCCATATGCGCATCACACGCAAGGCCATGCTACAATCGGGCGCGGCACTGGAACAGGCGATCCGGCGCGATATGGCCGGGGCGATGGGCGCGGCAATGGATCAGGCGGTGTTCCTTGGCAGCGGTGCGGCGGGGCAACCCTTGGGCGTTATCACCGGGGCCGTCACCTATGGCATTACAAGCACCGCTGTTGCCGCGGCGGCGTCGTGGGCGCTGTTCCGAGCGGCTGTTGTCCGGTTCATGCTTGGCAACGCGGCGGGTTCGCCGGATGCTGTCAAAGCCATGATCCGCCCCGAGGCCTTTGCCTTCATGGATGATGCACTGATCAGCGGCACGGCCGTTTCCGAATGGGACCGGATGCTTGCCAACATTCCGGCCGCCAATATCGCAATGACCACCAACGCCCTTGCGGCACCGTCTGGCGCGTTCCTGCCCACCACGGCGCTGTTGACCACCAGTGCGGGCGGCGTGGCCCCGATCTTTGTCGGCGCATGGGGCGCGGTTGACGTGATCCGCGACCCCTACAGCGATGCGCAATCCGGCGGCCTGCGCATCACCGCCCTTGCCACGATGGACGTGACGGTGGCGCGGCCTGCGCAACTGGAAATCCTGACCGGCGTTCGGACGGCGGCAAGCTGATGCTCTGGGGTTCGCATCAGGGCGGGCTGGAACTGCGCACCGAAGGCGGGGAAACCCGCCTTCGGGCAACCTTTCCCTATGGCCGGGAAACCGTCCTGTCGGATGGGGCGCAACCCCGCAAAGAGGTTATCGCAAGCCGCGCTTTCGGTGATCGGATCGAGCGTGGCGAGGAAATCCATTTCCTCTTGGGCCACGATTATGGGCAGCCCCTGGCATCGACGCGGGCGGGCACCTTGACCTTGCGCGATGGCGCCGGGGCTTTGGAGATCGAGGCAGTGATCAAAGGCAATACATCATGGGCGCGTGACTTTCTGTCTGCGCACGAATCGGGGCTTATCCGGGGCCTGTCACCCGGCTTTCGGGTTCGTCCAGGTGGTGAGGCGGTCGAGGCGCGCGAAGGCGCGATTGTGCGCACCATCCGAGAGGCCGATCTGTTCGAGATCAGCGCGGTGACGGTTCCGGCCTATCCCGATGCACAGATCGAGGCCCGGAACTGGCAACCCGTGTCAGCTCCAGCCGTGCGCCTGGTCAATCACCTGCGGCGCTGGAGGGCATGATGTTTAGATGGCTGAAACGAGGATTCGCAACCCCCGCGCCCGAAACCCGGTCAAGCGGCACGGGATACACGGGCTTAATCATGGCGGCGCGCGAAAGCTATATCAGCGGTGCGTCTGGCATCGGGGAGTTGACCGCCACGGTTCAAAGCTGTGTCAGCCTTTGGGAAAATGCCTTTGCGCTGGCCGATGTTTCCGGCACGAACCTGTTGACGCGCGCGCATATGGCACTTTTGGCGCGGTCTTTGGCCCTGCGGGGTGAGGCTGTGATGTTGATCACCGCAAGCGGGCTTGTGCCCTGCGCTGATTGGGATTTATCCACCCGGAACGGCATTCCGCGCGCTTACCGCCTGTCTGTGTCAGAGGCAGGCGGCGGGCGCAGCCAAACCGCACTTGCAGCCGAGGTTCTGCACTTTCGCATCGGGTCCGATATGGTTGCACCCTGGACAGGCACCGCACCGTTGCGCCGTGCGCCACTCACTGCCGAGCTGCTGCACCAGGTCGAAAGCGCTTTGCGCGATGTTTACCGAGACGCCCCGCTTGGCTCTCTGATCATTCCTTTGCCGGAAAGCGCGGCTGAAGACATGGAATCCATGCGCTCGCAGTTTCGGGGGCGGCGCGGATCATCGCTTGTGATCGAGGGCTTTGCCCAGGCCACGGCGGCAGGCATGAACCCGAATATCGGGAAAACGCCAGATCAGCTATCGCCCGATCTTTCCAGGTCAATGACGGCGGAATCGCTGGACGCGGCGCGCAACAGTGTTTGCATGGCCTTTGGGGTTTTGCCAGGACTGGCAAACAAAGCCACGACCGGGCCAATGGTTCGAGAGGCGCAGCGCCACCTTGCCGGATGGGTCTTGCAACCCATGTGCGAGCTGCTGGCAGAAGAGGCAACGGCCAAGCTTGGCGTGCCCGTGATGATCGACGTGGGCAGGCCCCTGCAAGCGTTTGACGCGGGCGGCAGGGCACGGGCGCTTGGCGCATTGATCGAGGCCATGGGCCGGGCAAAAGAATTGGGCTTGCCCCCGGAACAGATCGAGGCGGCTTTGAAATCGGTAAATTGGGGCGGCGGAGACACGCTGGCCTGATCGGAATCGGTAGGATGCACCGGGCAGGGCGTGGGTTTGGTAGTGCTTGACCACGTTCCGCAAAGTATCCGCTTTAGACGGGCAGTAGCAAAACCCCGTCATGGCGCGGCCTTTTTTTTTCTCAAAAGGCGTGGCGCAAGGCCAGCACGGTGACTCACCGGGGCTGGCCTATCCTTTGCGCAACCGAACCCCGGCACCCCCGCCATTCTCTGCAATGAATTCAATCCCGGCTGATTCGAGCGCGGCGCGGATGGCAGCGATTGCATCGGCGGATGCAGAAATTATGCCCTGCCCCTCTGCCCTTTTGACAGTCGGAATCGACAAGCCAGCCAAAACCGCAAGTTGCGCCTGTGACATACCGATAAGCGATCTTGCCGCGCGTAACTGATTGCCTGTCATGTTCCCTCTTGATCTGTAGGGATCAATGTGCATATTGATCTGTACGGATCATAACATAAGCAAACCACGGAGCAATACCAATGTCAGATGAACGCGCCAGCGCGACCCCCCCCGTCAAACCTGTTACCTCCTATGAAAACCAAGACGTAAAGAACATGGCACTGTCTGTCGATTACGTCTTTGAAATGGATCTTGCCGAGATATCTAAGCTGCGTAAGCAACAGGCAGATTACCTTGCAAGCCTGCCAGTAGACCCGGCAGAATGCCTGTCCGAAGCCCTGCGCACCCTTCAGTCAAACGGCAAAAGTTACCCCGATGGATTTGAAGAAGCGTTCTATCTGTCGTTCGCTCTTGAACCCATGATCCGCGACCTGGACGGGGGCAGCCCCTGCCCAGAACGTGATGCGATGCTGTATGTCGCGGATCGTGTTCGGCAGGCACTCATGCGCTTCATGCCTAAGCTTGATCACGTTAACAACGTTCTTTGCAGCCCCGGAAGGGTCAAACGCCATGCTGCGCGCAGTTGAATGATAGTCCATTTAGACTTAATGCAGAACGCGCAATACGGATTGACACCCGTTCAGTTTGTAGGTTACACATTAAGCATGAAATCAGGCCCGTTCATAAAAGCTGTCTCTCTCGCCTACGAGGTCGAGGAAAAATCCGTGATCGTGTTCGCAAGGACTCTGAAAGAGGCGGGATACATGACTTCAACGATTCGGGGCATCAACGCACCGCATATGAAGCCGGTTGACCTTGCGGCCCTTACCATTGCAATGCTTGCGACCGAGCGCCCCGCATGGTGCGCAGGGGCATTTGAAGCTGTGTCAAAGATGCAGTTGAGCGCCCCGGTCGAGGGCACGGTCAACCCTGATCACACGTTCCTTGAGGCTGTCACCTATCTGTGCGGCCCTATCGCCCCGCTCTTTGATTTTGAAATTGAGGTTACGGGCAAGCAAATGGCGATCATCAAGAAAGACGATCAGATCAACGCCTACCTTGACCGCGAAGAACTCTTAAAGGGCGTGACCCTGCAACGGGATTTTGAGACTAGCGGCGGCGCGGTGCAACACAGCGCCTTTGCCGACTATCTTGAAAATTCGTCCATGCGTGAATCGGGTATCATCACCACGCGCGCTATTTCATCCCACACCCTGCAAAACCTGAAAGCGGTTGTGTTCGGTCATAGCGGGGCAAACGATTGATGGGTTCCGCACGGCTCAACTTTACACTCATCGACAAGCGCATGTTGGACGCCACCGAAGCGGCTGACTATTGCGGCATGGCGGCAAAGCACTTCAAAGCCTTGTGCCCTGTGCGGCCTGTGGCGCTGGCAAATCGACATGAACGCTTTGACAAGCGCGACCTCGACCAGTGGATTGATAACGTGAAGACCGGGTCCGCTGACACCTCACAAGCCGCAATCGTGGGGCGGCTCGAATGACTATGGTCAAGGTCAAAGGTTTCAAGATTTTCAGGGACAAGAAACCGCCCTTCAAATCGCGCTGCTACCATCGGGCCACCGGCCACAAGATCGACTTGGAAAGCGTCCTGCTTGGCTCTGCGGCTTTTTTTGCCGAATGTGCAAAGATCACCGCGCTTGTCGAGGCGCAAAAGGCCAGAGCGCCAAAAGCCGGAACTTTGGGCGGGCTGATCGAGGCCTATTATCGGACAGAGCATTTTTCTGACACGCTTTCGGACCGGACGCGGAAAGACTATCGCACCGTTGCCAGGTATCTTGAGCGCATCTTGGACACGCCCATTTCCGCGATTGACACCCCGCTTGTATCGGCCATTCACGACAAGGCCACGATCAAACTGGGGTGGCGGCAGGCAAACATGCTGCGCACTTTTCTTTTCGAGGTGTTCAAGTATGGCATCCCAAAGGGTTTGGTCACCGCCAACTTTGCAGCGGCAGTCATTCCAAAGCCAAGGCCAAAGGGGCTTAAGCGGGCCAATCGCCCTTGGATTATCGAAGAACTCACCTTCGTTCTTGATAATGCCCCTGCACATTTAGCGGCTGCTGTGTCCGTCATGGCTTACACCGGGCTTGATCCAAGCGACGCCTTGCATCTTAAACGCGATGCTATGTCCAACGGGACGATCTGGGCAGCGCGCGGGAAGACTGGGAACGATATTGCCGTCCCTGTGATCGGGCTGCTTGCGGCTGCTCTTGAGCGCGCACCCAAACATGACGCTATCACCATCCTTGCAAGCACAAAACTTAGGCCTTGGACCTATGACGGGTTTTCAACCGCTTGGCACCGCTGGCGCGGAAAGCAGGCTGTTGCGGGTCTGCTGGCGAAAGACCTGACCCTAAAAGGCTTGCGGCACACCGTGGCTACCCTCTTGCGCGAGGATGGCATGAGTAAAGCCGAGATTGCCGACCTGCTCGGGCAAAAGACCGAAAGCATGGCACACCACTATTCGCGCGATGCGAATCTTGCCGAGCGCAACCGAAAGACTGGGGCCGCGCTTCAAAATGTGATCGAAACCAGAACGGGAATTGTCAAACCCTTCGTGCAAATTGTCAAACCCGACGCAAAAGAGGCATGAGAAAAATGGAATATGCTAATAAAATCAATAACGCGAAGTGGTGCCCGGAGACGGATTTGAACCGCCGACACGCGGATTTTCAATCCGCTGCTCTACCAACTGAGCTATCCGGGCACTTAAAGATGTCATTAGGCCAGCGGGCTTGGGCTGTCCAGAGGAATTGCGCAAAAAATCAGGGCCGGGATGTGAATTACTGGCGCGGTGCGGTGCGCGGGTTGGGTGGATGTTCCCTGCCCTCATCCCCGCCCTCATTCTCGTCGGATGGCGAGGCATCAGCGGGGATGGCGTAAGACCCGTTCAACCATTTGCCAAGATCGATATCGGCGCAGCGGCGCGAGCAAAAGGGGCGGTATTTTGCATCGGCATCACGCGCGCATATCGGGCAACTCATGCCAGCACCTCGGCCAGCGTCAACCGATCACGTTTGCGCACCAACTCATACAGGCCAAGCGTGGTCCAGCCTACAAGGCTGGTTTCCGCCGCCTCTCCCTTGAAGGCCGCGCGCAGAACCTGGTCCAGCACAGCACGGTCGCGTTTGGGCATGGGGGCGAAGTCGATCACGATTTGCCCGCCAAGCCCGCGCAGGCGCAACTGACGCGGCAGATCGCGGGCCGCGGCGATATTGGCCTTCAGGCCCGCCGCCGGGGTGG